GAGTTAGACCGCATCCACGCCTTTCTTGACCTACCGCCGTTTGACTACGATCTAGACCACATCGACGGATCGAGCGTAAAGGAAAACGACGAGTTTATCCACGGCTATGCTGGTATGCACGACATCAAGCCGAAACTAGCACGGCAGCACAACCAGTCGGCCAAGGACGTTCTCGGCTACCACTACTCGCAGTTTTGCCATCCTGAGTTTTGGCGCGACAAGCCGACCACGCTGCCGCAGATTGACGACCTCGACCTCCAACTGTCCGCTTCGGTTACAGGCAACTTTGCCGAAGGCCAGCGCATCGCTGACAAGCTGGCCGTCGAACGACCCGACGACTCTCGCGCCGCGTATAATCGCGGATGGTATGAGCTGATGAAGGGCAACATTCAACTCGGATACCGTCTCCAGCAACTGGGCCGACGTGCCAAGATTATTGGTGACGCGCCGCCAAACACGCCGCAGCCGCTCTGGAACGGTCAAGTCGGCACGGTGCTGCTGCGCCTAGAAGGCGGTCTAGGCGATCAGATTCATCAAGCGCGGTACACGGCCAATCTGGTCGAACGCGGCTGCAAGGTGGTGCTATCGTCCAGCGGCAGTCTGTGCGCGTTGCTCAAGGACATTGCTGGCGTGTCTGCCGTCGTCCAGCACGGCGCAGAGTTTGGCGTGTATCACGACTACTGGCTTCCGGCTATGTCGGCGCCGGTTCCGCTCGGGCTAGAGTTAAGCGATATTGTCGGCACACCTTACGTTCCGCGACCCAAGGTTTCCCACAAAGGATTAACGATTGGCCTGCGCTGGTCTGGTAACAAGCAGTTCGAGAGGGAGCATCACAAGCTGTTCCCGCCTGCGCCGTTCTTCGACGCGGTGAAGCGCGACGGCGTGCGGTTCATCTCGCTGCAACGCGACGCCGATCTCGACGCCAAGCCTGACTGGGTCGAGACTGTCCCGCTTGATAGCTGGACGGACACCCAGCGCGCCGTTGCGTCCTGCGATCTCGTCATCAGCTCTTGCACGTCGGTCTCGCATTTGTCTGCCGCAATGGGGGTCAAGACCTGGGTCGTCATCCCAGTCATGGCCTATTACCTCTACGCTTTGCCGGGACCGAAAACGCCTTACTACGACTCGATGATGCTGTTCCGTCAGAGCGTCTTTGGTCAATGGGGCCATCCTATGGAGGAACTGCGCAAAGCCGTCGTTGAATTATGAAATACGCACACACCGAAAACGGACAAGTCATTGACGGTCCACGCTCAGTGCCTAACGGCTGGCGGAACGTGTCTGGACTGTGTTACATGGACGACAAAGGATTGCGCGCGCTAGGCTGGTTGCCTTATGAGACCATCGACAACGGTGGAGAAGTGCTCGACAAGACCATCGTCCAAGTGCTGGCCGACAAGGTAGTAGAAACTCGCGTCTACCGCTACAAGACAGACGCCGAGATCGCTAAGGAGACCAAGGACAAGATCGAGCACGTTAGGCATGACCGCAACAGTCGGCTGACGCAATGCGACTGGACGCAGGTCGACGACACTCCGCTCGACAACGTGGCCAAAGCGAAGTGGGCGGCTTATCGTCAAGCGCTGCGCGACGTACCGGATCAGGCCGGATTCCCGTTCGATGTTAATTGGCCGAGCGTTCCCGTTTAACGCCAGCGCCTTTTTTGATGAGTTGGTTCACGGAACTGCTTTTTAACGCTGGGTCTGGCGGCTTGTTCGGCATGGTCGGCAGCCTCGCGACGACCTGGATGCGACTGCGCGAGAAGAAGCTGGATAACCAGTTCCAGCTGGACCTGATGGACAAGCAGTTTGCCAGCGCCGAGGCAGTCGCTGCGTGGCAGGCATTCAGCGCATCGCAGACCGCCAGCGCCGCAGATATGACCGAAAAGGTCGCTTCCTGGGCGGCTAACGTGCGCGCGGTCACCCGTCCGGCTCTTACCGCCTTTCTGGTCGTTGGTGCGTTCTTCGCTGTTCTGCTCATCAACGACGAGGCCGTGAAGGCCAATGCGCTACAGTCTTTTCAGATGCTCGCCGGCACCTCGGTCGCGTGGTGGTTCGGTTCGCGCATGACGACTCAACTTCACCAGCCAAAGAAATGAACGATCACGCCGGAGCTAAACTGTTCTTCGCCAACGCCGGCGCATGGATCGGAACTATCATCAGCCTGCAAAACATACAGGTGGTCATCGCCATTTTGTCTGGTGTCGCCTCCATCGGCGTCTCTGTTCTGTCGATGATCTGGCTACACAAGAAGGTCAACGGCCTGGATAAGAAGGACAACGACGGTCTGTGATTTTACGCTTGCGGCAATTGTGATGACCGAAGCGTGCCCTTCCTACTTTGCCCGTGGCTTTGTCGGGCAGATCGACGAATCGACCGGAGTCATTCACGACGTTGCCGTCATCACCGAAGGCCGAGCACTAGGCCACGGTGTAAATATCGACGCCACGACGATTGAGCAGGTCAAGGCGCAGGCCGAAACCTACTCCGGCGGCCTCAAGGTAAAGATGGACCACGGCGGCGGTGCTGCCGACATCGTCGGATACCTGACCGACTTTCGCATCGCCGGCAACAAGCTGATCGCGAACTTCCACGTTTTGCAAAACACTCCGCATCGCGCGTACATTTTCGAGATTGCCGAAAAGATTCCGGACACGTTCGGAATGTCCATCGCCTTTAGCGGTCCGACCGAACTTGCGAACGACAAGAAAACGGTCCTTCAACGCTGCTCGGAAATCTACTCTTGCGATCTGGTCAGCGAACCCGCGGCAAATGCCGACGGGCTGTTTTCGATGAAACCCGAAGAACTTTCCCCTATGAACGACGAAGACAAGAAAGCCATCGCCGGCATGATTGAGTCGGCCATGATGGGCCTGGGTGAGCGTCTCTCCAAGCTGGAGTCGATGCTGCCGAAGCCCGAGGACAAGGAGGTCGCTATGGCCTCCCGTAACGACGAGATCAAGCTGGCCGCCGAGGCTGCTGGTCTCGCCGCCGTCAAGGAGTTCGCCAAGTCCTTTGGCGCTCCGGTAACCAAGGCCATCGCCTCCGAGGCTCCCGCTGCTCCTGCTCCTGCCGCTGCGCAGAAGTTCGAAGAGCTGGTTGCTGCCAAGGCGACGGAACTCAAGAGCAAGAGCGCAGCCATCGCGTTCTGCGTGCAGAATCATAAGAACGAGTACGCTGCCTACCGCACCCGCGTGCAGGGTGGCGAAATCGTGAAACTCTAATTAACTCACCATGAGCACCCAATACTTCGGCACGGGATCTTTCCTTGCCAATGCTACGATCACCGCCTTCCGCGCGGTGGTTATCTCCACCAACGGTGGTGTCGGTCTCGCTGCTTCTACCGGCAGCGTTGACGGCATCGCGCAGATCGACGCTGCTTCCGGCGACTACGTCACCGTGAAGTTCCTGAACAACGGCGGCACCCAGAAGGGCACGCTGGTCACTGGTCCTGTGACTGTTGGCGACACGCTGTATCTCGGCGCGTCCGGCCAAGTCAGCCCCACGGGCACCGTCACCGTCGGCAAGTCGCTCACGACCGCTGGCACCGATGGCTCGATCATCGAGTTCATCGCCAAGAACATCTAATAGCACCTACCATGTATACGAACGCTGCTGCAATTTTCCGTGGCGATCTCGCCGGTGTTGTTGAACAGGCCAAGGACTTTGAGTCCAACCTGATCGGCACCCGCGTGATGCCCATTCTCAATGTTCCCGTCCGCGCCGGCCAGTATCCTTCCTTCAAGTTGAAGGAGGGCCAGCTGCTCAAGAGCGACGTGAAGAACCGTTCGCCGTATGCGACCTACGCTCGCGGCACGCGCGCCTTCACGCAGGAGACGTACACCGCGCTGGAGTACGGCTACGAAGAGGCCGTAGACGATACGGTGGCCTTGGACGTGTCGCGCTTCTTCGACGCCGAAGTCGTTGCGACCAAGCTGTGCCTCCGCAAGCTGCTCCTCGCGCACGAACTCCGCGTTTCGAGCGCGATCTTCAACGCGTCGACGTTTACCTCGACGAACTCGGGTACCGCGTACACGACCGCGAATCTCGCGACGTTCGACGTGGGTCTCGATGTCGAGTCCGCGATTGACCGCCTCCTGGCGCTGGGCGAAAGCCGCGACAACCTTCGCGTTGTCTTGAGCAATCCCGTATATACACGCATCAAGGCGTCCACTAAATTCCAGAACCGCTTGCGCGGAACGGGCCTTTCGACGGACACCATCCTCAATGCTTCGCAGCAGGCCGCTGCCGAGGTCTTCGGCGTTGCCGAGGTTCTCGTCGGTCGCGCCAGCTACGACAGCGCAAAGGAAGGTCTG